TTGCTCTTGTTCCATCAAAAGTAAAGTTTGCTGAACCTGTTAAAGTTCCTGAAGAATTATATTGAACTTGTGTATTAGAACCTCCAACTGAGGCAACGTTAATACTACCACCAAGAGAAACTGAAGTACCATTTATTGTAATAGAAGAATTCGCTAATTTATTATTAGCAATCGATCCAGATAACATATCATTTGTTACAACACCCGTACCAATAGTTGTTGTTAGAGATACATTACCAGAACCATTAAATGAGACAGCAGTTGCAGTTACATTTCCAGTTAATGAGAACGTTCTGGAATTCTGTAGAGTAGTTGCTGAAGAAGCTGTTCCATTTAGTGTTGCTGTAATTGTTCCTGCAGAGAAGTTACCAGAAGCATCTCTAGCAACTATTGCACTAGAAGTATTGGTTGAAACTGCACCAACAGCTGAGTTTGGAATAGAAGTTAAAGAAGCACCTGAACCGGAGAATAATCCAGCTGTAATTGTTCCTGCAGAGAAGTTACCAGAAGCATCTCTCACAACAATACTGTCAGATGCATATAATACTGTTCCGCCAGAACCAAAGGCAACAGTTGATGAATCCGTTCCAGTAAATGTTAGGGAATTTGAAATAGTTAGAGATTTATTGGCAGATAATGTTAATGATGAACTAGATCCCAAAGCTAAAGTTGCTGCAGATGCTGGGGGAGTTATATTAATATTATTGTATGTCTTATTTGTTAATGCTTCAGAACCAGCTAAAGTTGCAAGAGTACCTGTTGTTGGAAGAGTTACATTAGATGTATCAGATAGAGTAAGTGTTAGGGCATATGCCCCAGATGTTATTAAATTACCATCAAGAGTTATTGTCTTTCCTGCATTATTAACACCAGTTCCACCATATTGACCAGTAATTACTGTTGCATTCCATGTTCCAGTTGCGATAGTACCAACAGATGTTAATGAAGAATTGATTACACTTGAACCTAGAGTTGTAGAAGATAATGTGGAAGTACCATTTATTCTATACACGCTTCCAGTAGTGATATTGATGTCACCAGAAATATCTACTTTATAAGATGGAGAAGATATTCCGATACCGACATTGCCAGAACTTGAGAATGTAGCAATAGCAGTGCCAGCAGAATTATTGTTGTTCCAAGTACCACAAAACACATCCAAGCAGTAGTTTGCGCTGGTGTCATGGCGAGGCTGTAATCTAGCCATGATAGAGTTTGTATATCCACCATTGGTGTTTGCATTCCAGGTCAGAGCCGCCCCACTTGTGGCCACTGTGTACACCATGTTGGTGCCAGCACTAAGAGTGACATCGCCGTTGAGGCCACCGACAGCACCACCGACAGCACCTACATGTAGTGTGGTTAATGGACTCGTCGTTCCAATACCGACCTTACCATCAATACCAATTCTTAAGACAGATGTCGATGAACCGCCAGATGTTTCGAAAGAAGCAATTGCTCCAGTATCATTTAAACCATCATTTCTTGATACGACTCTTAATGTTTTGCCAGAATTAACTCCAGAAGATCCTCTATCATCTAGGATATAAACCCCATCTGCAGATCCACCAGAAGTTCTTGAGAGATTAATAAATGTATTAACTGTATCTGTATTGTTGGATACAGCGAACAATCCATTAGTTGTAGTAGAAGTTCCTATGGCTATAGCACCATCTGAAGCAATTCGAATTCTTTCTGTACCACCAGTAGAAGCTGCAATTGTATCTTCAGCTGGGAACCAGAAACCAGTATTAAGATCACCAGTATTAGTTATGGAAGGAGCAGAAACAGATCCATCTCCAAATGCCCCAACACCAGCTACAGTTAATAATGCATCTGGATTAATTGTTCCGATACCAATTTCACCAGTTGATATTATTCTTATTCTTTCTACACCACCAGTAGAAGCTGCAATAGTATTTGATAGCGGGAACCAGAAACCAGTATCTAAATCTCCAGTATTTGTAATCGATGGAAATCCAGTAGCACCATCACCAAAGGCACCAACTCCGGATACAGTTAATAATGCATCTGGGGATGTTGTACCTAAACCTAGTCTATTATTAGTATCATCCCAATATAGATTTGTTGTATCCCATGTATACGAATCAGTTGGTGAACCAAATAATACAGCACCAGTAGGAACATCTGGTGTAATTGCAGATATTTTAATTTTCTTTAATGAAGAAGAATCATATACAAGAAGATAATCAGTTGCTCTTGTTGTATCTGTTAATGACGTAATTTCTGATTTGTTTTCGATCGATCCGATAGTTAATGACGCAATCACATCAGAATACATTTGTGGTGTAAGTACTGCACCAGTTCCACCACTAGTTGGTGTTATTGTGATTGTTGGTAGAGAAGAATAACCATAACCACCATCAACTACCGTCTTACCATTTATATTACCAGATCCAACTGTAACTGTTGCTCTAGCATTTCTACCAACGAATAACCAATTATTTGCCAAACCATTTGAATGTAGAGGAACTATTGAATTATTCGGAATTGCTGTTGTTGCTTTATAGAATTTGTATGATACACCTGTTGCACCAGGAATAGCGAATGCGCTCGAAACAATAGTTCCTGCATTGAATCCAGTAGATCCAACAACAGAATCAATAGTTGTTCCAGTTGCACCAGGAAAACCAGTAGATCCAACATATGGATTTGAAAAAGTAATAGTTGGGGCAGCAGAATAACTTATACCAGCGTCAGTAATTTTTATATCTCTTACAATTTGATTATTAGATGGAATTGTTACTGTTAGATCGCCTAAATTTTGATAGGGTGAATCTGTATTATAATAAGTTCCAAAAGCTTTATTTGTATTAGTTAGAGATGGAGAATATTGACCCCAATAGACAATAAATTCTCCAGTATTAAATGGTTCTACAGTAGTAAGTGTACCTTTTCCAACTAACTCAAATTGTTCAAATCCTTCATTTACTTTAGAAGCCCATTGATTAAGAGTATCACTATTTTTTAATCTTGGTAAAGACATTATTGTTCCTTATTCTTACATAAGCATAATAATAATTGTTTAATTTCAGATATCTCTTGCTTAAGAGTATTTATATCATGTACAGAATTCTGTAAATAATGTATTTCTTCTTTGATCGAATTCAAATAATCTAATTCAAATTTTCTTTTTAAAGTTTTTTTTCTGAATTCTTCTCTGGCTATATCATCAGTTACTAATATAGCCTTTGAAGAAGTATCTCTAACTAATTTATCAACTTCAGTGTTTATTAACGACATATTAAATCAATCTATCCAAAGCAATTGCTCTGAAGTCTGCTATTTTAGGAATTACTGTTGTGTCTGAAGATAAGAACACAATCTTTATTGCAAATTGATTGAATGATTTATAAACCACCCATCCATTCTGTGCACCATAAGAAATATTTGCAGGATATGCATCACTATCTGGTCTAAAGATATATTCTTTAAAATCTAAGTTATCTAGAGAATATGAATTATCTCCAGGATATTCTTTTTGCATTTCAATCCATGATTTGTTTGATAGAATATCAGTGTCTTCTGCAGCCTTTATCTTATAATAAACTTTGATATCTGTTCCTGGTAATCTTACTGCAGTTAGATAAACTTTTAAGTAATCCGCTGGAGATTGCAGAACCACTGGTCGAGTGATATACTTCGAAGCTGCAACACCACCTGTAGGGAATGTTTCAGATAGAGAATAAACTGTAGCACCAGAACCAATAGAAGATGCTCCAACTAGTGTACCAGTTGCTCCTCCTATTGCATAACCAGAACCAAGAGCTCCTCTTTGAACTGTTATACCAGTTGCACCAGAATAACCCCCACCAGATGTGACATACATATATTCAGAATCTATCTTAATCAAAGAACCATTCTGGATATATTGTGTAGAATTCACACCAATTACTGTAGAATTAAATCCTGTAGCACCAGTTGTTGTGGTTGTTGTTTCGGTAATATTATTGATATCATTTTGAATAGTGATAAAATTATTCTTTTCCATATCAATTACTGGAGACACATGATTTGATGTAACATTTCCAACTACTCTATGTTTAAATGATTCGGCATTAGCAACAATTTCTCTTCTACCAGAGAATTCATAATTCTTATTAGTTAAGAATGTTGTATATGATGAGTCAAGAGAAGACCCATCTGGTTTAGAGATAAACGAACTAGTAACTGTTGTATTTGGGAATTCGATTGTTGATAATCCCACCCAAATTACATCAGCATATCCATCACCAGAAGTTTTTCCAGTAAATGTCACATTTCCACTTACAGTACCAGAATTGACAACAGTTAATGTTATATTAAAACCATCAATGTATAGTATTTCAGCAGAAGAACCTATTCCTGTTCCAGAAACGGATTGACCGACAGAAAGATCATCAGTATTATTAACTGTTATGATATATGAACCAGAAGATCCTGTAGCCGTCTTTGTTCTTGTTTGAACAGTAGCATAATCAGTAAGTACTGCAGTAAAAGATCCTTCTGTGAATGAACATCTCTTTAAATTAAATTTCAGATCTTGAGTTTGTTCTGCAGTCCATGTAGAAGAATTTTGTGATTTAAATAGAGATCCAACATAAGGTTGTTGTGTAATTAGATCATTAGAATCAACTTTCTTCTGACCAATTTCAGCAATCCAAGCTTCATAATTTTGTGAATTTGCTAAAATCACTATAGAATATTCGCCAGGTTCAAGATATACGATTGATGGGAATTGGAAATTGGTTGCCGTTGAAGCAGTAGCACTTACATTAACAGAAGCGGGTGCTAGTGTTTTTTCTGCGAAAGGAAGAATTGTTGTAGATGAAGGATATCCATTTACAGTAGGTCTAATCTGCACAGTAACTGGGATAGAAGAATCCTTAGTTTTAAAGAATACATCAACAGAATCTAAGAATAATCCATTAGGAAATATAGTTGGATCTACAAAGAATGTTTGTGCCAATGGATCCTGAGGAACTGGAATCTGAGGTTCAGGTGTTCTGATGTTTATAGATTCTGTTTGTTTGTGTAACAGAATTCCATTTGCTGTATATCTTGCTTGAGCAAATGTCGTTTCTAATGCTTTATTATTTTCAGAATTATCTGATAATCTTAGAATTCTATCACCAACTAAGAACGTTGCATCTGGAATTGTAAATGTTCCAGATATAGAACCAGACGCATCTGTAATGTTTCCTGATGTCCATGATACATATCTAGAAATTAAAACATCATCAAAGAATGGATACAGTACAGTTCCTGGTTTTAGACCAGTAGCAGAAAATGATATTGTTTTCGATCTCATCCATTGCGATGAAGAAACGTCTACAACTCTATCTGCAAATCTTACAGTATTTGTTCTTGTATTTAATTGTTGTTGATTTTGAACTCTTGTTCCAGTCGTTGTTATTGCTGGAAATGGAGCAGCAGGAACAGTACCACGTATTTCAGCTGTAGCTGTTACACCATTTCTCCAATTTCTCCATTGCGCTCTTCTAGTATTATCTGGTCCAACATTTCCTGTTCCTGAAGGAACATTAACTTCTTCATATCTCCAATCAGAGATATCAAACATCCCATTTCTAGGATCTAGATTAACAGTTGCTGCAGGTCGACCTGCGCCCAATTGGGCTCTCATGAATAGATCTTCTGCGTCTTCAGTTTCGCCATTGAAATTTGTTTCCCAAGAGTTCCATCTTGAACCAGAGAAATCAATACCTGTTTGGATATTATCATTAGTACCATTCATATTAATGATATTTTCAGGTCTAATTCTTTCGTCCTTCCAAAAATCTACAGAAGGTGAAATAGTCATCGTTCCTCTCCAAGAGAAGACGGCATAAGGATTTACATTCACTGCTTGTGAAGCAAATGGTTGTTCAATAAAATTTGATGTAGTGAATGATCTAGATAATAGTGAACCTCTTAAAGTATAACCAGATGATTCGGATGTTTTTAGAAACAGATCATAATTCTTATTATAGAATCTTGGTCTTGCTTCTTGACTTCTTTCATCGATAGAACAACGATAATCTAAGTTAGTAACATCACCAACACCGTGTCCAGTAAATGTATCAACCACAAATCCATTTTTGAATCTATCGTTACCATTAGCGTCAGTTACATCAAGAGAAGCTGTTTCTCTTTCTAACATATTCAATAGAGAATAATATTCAATCTTTTCGATTCTCTTCTCTATTCTTCCAATATCCCTCATTGTGTATCTCTTATTATCAATATAATTCAATTCAATATCTTTATTATTGAATGTGTATGGATTATATTTGATTCTGTAGAGAGTCATTCCATTATCTAAATCATCTGGTTCCTTAGGATTTAGATTTGCATTACCCTTCAGAACTTTAAAAGATCTATCTGTAGTTGCAACAATCTTATCAATTCTTGGTAACCAGAATGTAACATCAGCATTCATATTGGAACCAGAAATTGGAAGTACTGTTGATTCATATGGTCCAGAACCTATTAAAGCCGAGGAAGAATTTCTTACAGGTCTAAAATCTACACAGTTTCTCAAATCAAAAGTCTTACCTTTTGAAGAAGTAAAAGATGGAATTAGATCATATGAAGGATATGAATCAACATTAAAATAACCAGAACCAGTATGAGTGAAATATTCAAAGAATACACTTATTGCACCAGTTACTGTTTGTCCAGGAGCTAACGATAGAGTGCTGTATTCATAAGTAAAGTCACGTTGTCCATTATCAAAAATAAATTTATTAGTCACGTCTTTTGTTGGGTCAAACCAATCAGATTGTGAAGTTGAATTTAAAATCTTATGTATTCTCAAACCATCTGGAACAGTTAGGGATAAAATATTATCAGTTACAATTGCTGTTGAAAAGTATTTTCTTCCTGAAGCAAGTGAATTTGTATTATATGTATAAGAAGAAGTTGGTGGAGCTATTTCATAATATGAAGATGCATCTGGAATAGCCAAGAAACCTGTTGCCCCAGATATAGTTGCAATCTGAGTGGTTTCATCATAAGCAGTAATTAAGAACCCAGTAGCGCCAGACATAACACCAGTTCCAGCAATAATCTTAATTAATCCATCTTTATAATAATCAGTTGTTGAAGTATTTGCTGTTGATGCCAGACGAATTGTGGTCGGTGTATTGGGTCCAATTCTAGCATAACCAGTATTAGTTTTTGGATTTACTAGAGTTTTAACTCTTGGAGTTGTAGAATTAGGATTTACAGTATATACTACTGCAACGTTTGTTGGTCCAGTTGCACCTAGATTGATTGTACCAGTTCTATTAACATTAGAAAGTGATAATGTAAAATTAGTTATTTGTTCTCCACTTAAAGTGTTGACAACCAAATAATGTGTTTCTTTTGTTGTTGTATCAGTTCCAGTTTGAAGAGTTTCATTTGTTCCAACAGTCCAAGAAAAACTAGTAGTAGAAGCTTGTGTATATACACCCTTATATTGATAATCTGTATCTGTAGATACAGTAAATGTTCCAGGATTTAGTGGATCTTCAAGACGGAAAGTTCTGATAGTTTGCAAACCTGTTTCAAATACATAACTTGCAGTATCAGTTCCGTATAGAACACCAGTTGATCCTGAAGCTGGAGCAACTAGATCAAATTTCTTTGTTGTTCCATTAGATGATCTTAAAGATCTAACATCTGTGAAACCTGCACCTGCAGTTAAATAGATTGCAAATAGATATAATCTGTATCTAGGAACAGCAGATACAGTTGAATCGTACTGAATAGAAGAAACTCTACAAGTTCCAATTTGTGATCCGGCTGCATTATAGAAATATAATGTTTCTAGAGATGAGATATCAGGATATCCTCCAACTACTGTTACAATAACATAATTTCCATAATTCATTCCAATATCGAAACCGTTTTGTGTTTGATCATCGGAATTAGATCTTGGTTTATCTAGATCTAGATATTGTCTTGCAATAGTTTCGAATTCGTACCCTTTAACATAAGCTTTACCAGGTTCGATATAAGCTCTCAATTTATTTGTATCTGATGGATGATTCTGAACATCTAACAAGAAAGGTTTCACAGTATAATCGCCAGATTCATCAAAAGTTCTTCTTGCTAGAGTCTTTTCGATTTCAGAGTAAATAGGTCTTGTTACTTGCTTATATAATTGCCCTTCTCTAACTTCTAGAAGATCGATAAATTTATCAGCTTCTTCAGTGAAGTCTAAAGCTTTTGAAGTCAATGTTAGATTAACTTTTAATCTATGTGCACCAGGTGCAGCATAATTATAAGAACCTGTCGCATTATCTAACAGAGACTCATCATCTCCCTCATCAATAAATGTGATTTCAGATAAGAGACCTGCTTTCGCATTAGCTAATCTAGTATATTTTTCTAGATAAGTTGTTTGTTGTGGACAAATTACAAAGAATCCTTTTGTATAGAATATACCATTATCGATAGAAGCTGTAGAAGATGGACCACTAATAACTCCAGAAGCAGCTGCTAAACAAGATCCGCCCTCCGCAGCATTAATCGTTTCACTATATTCATCAAAATCAGTACCATTGAGTGGTTCAACAATAAGAGTTTTAGGATCAGATCCTTCTTTTTCAGCAATAGCAACAACTAAAGCTTGTGCTCCAGTAGTTCCGCCTGTTATTTTCTTATTAAGAAAACTGGAAATAATAACTTCATCGCCATTATAATTATCTTGAATCTTAATATATTTTCTAGTCTTGACATTAATTGTTGTCATTCCACCGACAACAATTGAACCTTCTTTAAAGATATGATTTCCAAATCTTTCTACTTGAGTTTGAAGAATAGACTGCAATTGATTCAATTCTCTAGCTTGTACTGCATATCCAGGTCTAAATAAAACACGTAGAAAATCTTTAGTCTCTGGTGAGTAATCGTCCCAATATGGTGATGAATTTAATTCTGAAATTGCTGGCATTTAATCCTCTTAGAATTGAATAATAACTCTAATATCTTCAATTTGTTCGACGTATCTTGAGAGCGGAGTTCTATTTTCTACATATATCACAGTTCCAGTATTTGGATGAACACCAACATCAGTAATACTTGATGTAGTAAAGGTAGAAGAACCAGTTGTAGTTGAAGTCGCTGCGAAATACGGATAATTTACAGATGCAGTACCAGTTCCGGAACCAACACCGGTGGCAGTGAATGTTACTCCTACATTATTCGAGGCCGCTCCGATCAGCGTGAAATCAGTAGTTCCGACTGTAACAATAGTATATGTAGAACCTGATACAAAGTTACCTGCTGTTGATGCTACTGTATTTGTAAGATTAGTTATATAAACTTTCTTATTAACAGTATCGTGTTGTACAACTGTTCCTTTTGCTGTTTCAGAATTAACAGTTCCTTGATAAATTGTAGTGTCTGCTGGAATTACTGCTGTTCCTGATATCGTCTCATAATTTAAAATGAGGCATTGATTGATAACAGAAGAAGTAGCTAAGAATCCGTAATAAGATGTATTATCTGGAAGAACGTCGAATGGTTCTGTGACAGTTAATAGTTTTGTTGATCCTACATAATCTTCGACTGTTCTCAATTGTCCTCTACCTTTTCCAGAGTATATATAAATTTTCTTCCCATTGTGGAAATCGTTTACTGCAGAATCTGTTGAAGAAAGCGTCATCTGTGATGTGGTTAAACCAGAAGTTCTTGCTTGTGCTTGTTTCAATGATCCATAGATTAATGGGTCAATTATAATGCCAATTTTTCTATATTCGTTCGATGATACAATTACACCACCTTCGTCGCCAGAAAATTTAGTTTTTGATAGTAGATTAAATGCACCCAATTCTACTACAGGATCCGAACCATGTCCACCAAATGGAGATATAATTGCCTCAGCTGCAGCTCCAGAACCGGATCCTCCAGAAAATGTAATAGAACATTCACTATAACCTGAACCTGCTGCAAATATTTGAATTTCCCTTAAAGCATTACTTGACATTCTAGCAATAGCAATCAATCCAGAACCATTTCCGGTTGCAACAACTTTTGGTGAAATGAATGCTCTCAAGCTTCCAGTAACCGAACCGCTCAACGTTAATGTATTTGTGGAACCAACATAATCAGTTACTTCTACAACTTCTTGTACAACACCAGAACCATTTTTAGTGTATAGATAACATCCATTATAAACATCATTTGTTCCACTTGGAGAACCAGAAGTTATAGCTATAGAAGCTCCTGAACCGCTGTAAGTGAACCCTTGTGTATTAGTTGTATTAGAATCATCTGTTGCTGGTAATATATTTGTGTAAGACGATCCTGAATTTGTTACTTTGATATTATACACACCACCAGGAACGGCATTAGTAATGATATCCCAATTGTCAGTTCCATCATCTTCAGTTAGGGTACGAACTGGAAACCAATCAGTCGTTAAGAATTCCGAAGCATCTAGAGGCTTCAGAGTATACATATATTTCCAGATATAACCATCTGATAGTGGTGTGTATGTATCAGATCCTATAAATGCCACTGTAGTTGGTTCTACTGTAGAAGCAACTCCATAAGGATTAGAAGGAGTTGCTCCATTATCTACACATTTATACACTCTATAATCATCAGATACCACATAAAAAGGATAATATTCATTTGTTGAAATTGTTCTCTTAGTTAGAAGATCAGATAGATCTACTTTATCAGAATACGCTTGATATCTTCTATTTTCTTGCCAACGATATAAACGAATTACATTTACGCAATTTGAAATAGAAACTCTCTTGAGATATAACATTTCATCATGCGCTTCTGGTTCAAGGGTAAATGTATCGTAAACAGAAGGTGGTGTTAAATCGCCTTCAGTCCAACTAGTTGGCTTAGAAACAAAGAAATATACTGATTCGTCTTCGACTGTATTCTTGAAATTATTAAGATTTTTGTGTCTCAAAGAAGAACTTAGAACTGTAGGCATGTTTTATTTAATCCCTTTTAACTATTTATAATGGATATGTTTTAATGATACAACCAATTGGTTGGTTTATAGATTTCCATCCAGAATACATTTCTGAACCAGTAGAACCAATTATATTGATATTAGAATTATTCTTAGATCTAGACAAATAATTTGTATTATTCAATTCATCAGATTCTTCATCTTTTTCTACATACAATATCTTATTTATACGATCGTATTTGATAACTCTCATCTTATTGAAAACGAGAGGATCTGATATTGACTGTTGCAATAAAGTTTCGCCATATTCGAAGATTGGTTGAGGTTTACCAGTAAATGTAACTGTAAAAGATAATGTATCTATTGTTGGTTTATCTAGATATATTTTAGTTCCGGATATTTCTTTTATCTTTGTATTAATATTAATTCCAGAACCAGAAACTGATTGTCCAACATACAAATTATTTCTATCAAAAGAAATATCATTTAGAGTAATATAATCTAAACCAGATATACATGAACATGTGGTTGTTATAGTTGTATTATCGATATAATATTGATAATTACCAAACATAGAATATCTTGATATCGAATCAACACTTACGGCAGAATTTAGGGGCGATAAAATAATTTTAATATTCGCACCAGTTCCAACTATTCCTGTTGCTCCAGGAGATATAACAACTTTTGGTTCATAAATATAACCTCTTCCGCCATTTGTTGGAACTATACCCGTAATTTTTCCTGTACCATCTACACTAGTAATAGTAGCAGCAGCACCAGTACCATAACCACCAGAAAACGAAATTGTGTTTGCAGTACTATATCCTACTCCTCCAGAAGAGATGCTTAAAGAAAGTATACTGCTACCATAATGATCGTCATTATAATTTGCACCAGAAGGTCCAGTTGCTCCACCAGGATAAGGATATAGATCAGGATAAATGAAGTATGTTGAATTGCCAGGTGTTATAGTTCCTGTAGGATATCCATAACATTCAACTGTATTTGTTATCTCATCATATTCTTTAATGTTAAGTACACTATTCGTTCCATCTCCTGAAGAAATAATTAAATTGAAATTCTTATAAAGATCGTTTTGAGGATGTAATTTGTGATCTCCAGAACCAGGTGCAATATTAATAAATCCAGTAGCACCTGTTGCTCCTGATATAGCATTATTGTATGTATCAGCCAATTGGATATTATTCGAATCTACAACAATTACATAATATGAATTTCCTGAAGATAAACCAGTTATATTTGAGTTACCATTATTATTATAAGTTAATCTATTTGCTGTAGTTAACTCATGTATAGGAATGTTAATCATATAACCAGTCGCACCTACTGATCCTGCAGGTCCTGTTGCTCCAATGATAGCAGTGGAACTATCAAATGTATATTTTGTAATTCCAGTTGCACCAAGGATTCCTGTGGCACCAGTTAATGGATTCAAAATATAAGCCAAATCATATTCAGATAAACCAATAGATAAACCAGTTGCACCTGGATCGGGAACTAAGAATGATCCGTAATTTGAAGATGATATCAAATAATTTTGTATCATTCTGAATGATAAAGAACCATTTGTTCCTGGATCAACTGTAGATGATAGAATAATTGTTTTGGTAGTTCCATCATAATCAGTAACAGTTCTTATTTGTTTTGTAGTGTCTGGAAAAGTTATGATAATTGTATATCCAATATATTCGTCATCTTGATCGGATAACCCAGTTTCTCCTAAATCTAATTCAGAAAAAACAACTGATGGTGTTATAACCACGGTACCAAATATATTTTGGAAGAAATCTGGAATACCTGTTCCAATATTTCGCACGATATCATTAACAGTTGGACCTAACATAGATTTTCCTGGATCCAATTCAGAAACAACAGGAAGAATGGATGTTTTGGCGTGATCTATTGGATAATATTCTAATCTAGCAGTACCAGATAATTGAGAACCAAAAGTATGTGTTGGACCAGTCGACCCAGAAGTTGTGCCTGAAGATATGACTCTATACCAATTCCCATTTGATTTCAGAATATCATCGGCAGAAACACCAGTAGAACCAGACCAAAAACGATAACCCGGATCATAATTAGTGAGATAAGTTTTACCATTTATTGCAGTTGCTGGTCCAATAATTGGTGTAATAGAATAATTTGTAGTGAAACCAGTTGCACCTGATATTGTTACTGTGGGAGAGATGAAGTAATCTGTACCAGTATTTGTTATATCAACAGAAGAAATAAAAACGCCTGTAGAACCCCAGGATAGAGTTACTGTTCCTGAGGCATTTGCTCCAGTTGCTCCAGTAAATACAAGAGAATATCCACCAGGAGTCATATAATTAGAAATACCAGCATTAGAAATAATACAATCTATAATTCCAACAGTGTGAACTGGTCCAGTTGAACCAAACTCAGCACTAAAATTAGCTATAGAATTACCTGTTATCTTATAGAAGTTTGAACCGTTATATATTATATCTCCATTATATCCAACAAATGGAGGATAATATTGTAAGATCATTGTTCCATTAGGATATGATCCTTCTATATGAGTTGGTGGGTTTGTTCCAGGTTCTCCAGCTTGTGTTACTAGATAATAATTCTCATTCCAGTTAACAATATCATTTAGCACAAATCCAGTGGCTCCAGTTTGTTGCCATAATTTTGGAGTAGTTTCTATTCCAGGATACCAATGATATGGATCAAAAGAATCTCTTACAAATTTATTTCTTCTACTTAGAACTGAGGTGAATGTTTGGATGTATTCATTGTAATCTGTTTCTATTAAAATTTCTTGTCTTCTATAAATTCTAACAATAGATCCTTGTGGTAATGCTGGAGAAAATTCTATTGTATTAGCATCTTGCATAGTAAAATCAGTACCATATTTTTGCAAAACACCATCTACATAAACAGTCAAGACTTTATCTGCAACACCAGATAGAATCAACTTAGCCGTTCCATTTGTTTGTTCGCCACTAGTGATAGATGGTGGTGTCGATCCAAATGTTCCTGGCCCAGAAACAATAAAGACATAATCATCAGATCCGGATCTTAAAAATATCTTAGTTGGATTTTCTAAAGTTCCTACAGAAACAATATCTCCGGCTTGCCATTCTGTTCCATTATTCAATAAAGAAGCAATATCGAAAGTCGATTGACCTAATGGATCAGTTACAAAATAAGTGTATTGTTCATAATAAGCATTATAGTTATCTCTCTCATCGTATAGAGATTCATCTCTAACAGATAGAATTCTAGAAAAATATCTTAGACCAGCAGGATGTATTGTTTTTTCTAAGATTGTTCCGAAGATTCTAGCAGATTGATCTGAAATAATCTCATATGAGAAATCTTGATAATATTCTGAATCTTGAATCTTCTTTGCTGAAGAAGGCTGTCCATCAGTTCCAATATAATCACCATCATATTTCAATAATCCAGAAAAATTAGCAGTAAATTCTGCTCCTTGACCACCTTCTGTATTCGAAGCAGTAATATTTGGTTGAGTTTGATAATTAAAACCGAAATTTTGAATCTTATAATCTGTAATAGAATTAACCGAAACTTGTGATAACGAATGAATTTGATGTAAACCAGTAGATCCTAATGAAACCAATAATCCTGTAGTTCCTGCAATAGCACCTGCGTAAGTTGTGTATAACTGAACGCCAGTTGACCCAGTTATTCTTGCGTAATAAGTTACACCATCATTTAGACCTAATGCTCCAGTTGCGCCTGCAGGACCAGTTGTTCCATTAAATGAATATAATAACCCACGTCCAGTCTTGAAATTGTGTGGAGTTTTGAATGTTATTGTCTTTGAAGATACATCTACATATGGTGTTTCTAATAACTTAGATAGAGAATGAACTTTTGTTCTTTCAGATAAATTATTCGATTCAACAGAAACCAATGATCCAGTAGTTCCTGCAATAGCACCTGCGTAAGTTGTGTATAACTGAACGCCAGTTGACCCAGTTATTCTTGCGTAATAAGTTGCGGATTCTTTTAATCCAATTGGTGATAGATATAATTTATGTGTTTGTACAGTTCCTGATTGAGAAAGTCCTATTAATCCTGTCGATCCTAGAGTAGAATTAAAGTAAGAATCATATAATCTTACATATCTTCCACGAATATCAGAATACATTTTCGCAGTTGCTTCTGCGTTTCCAGATGAAAATGTAATTGTAGGATTAATTCCATAACCAAAACCATGATCGGTAATTGTGATTGAAGTAATACCAGTTGCGCCATTAATTAATCCAATATTTGCTGTTGCTAATGCATTACGTCCTATAAATTCCCAATAACCTGTTGCACCAATACTATGAAGTGGCGTTGATGTAGAATTAGGAACTAATGCATAAGATCTGTAGAATTTAGTAGATACACCAGTCGCACCAGGAATCGCAAAATTGACTCCGATTATTGTTCCCTGAACAAATCCTGTCGATCCAATATTAGATCCAGTCGCACCAATGAAGAAACCAGTTGCACCATTATAGAAACCAGTTGCGCCTGTCGCTCCAGTAAATGGATTTGAAAATGTTATAACTGGTGCAGAAGTATAACCAGAACCTGGTTCTGTAATTTCCACTTCTGCAACAATCTTAGAATCATCGTTAAATGAAATTCTTACCCAATAAGTCTTATTATCATTTAAACCTATTACACCAGTAGCACCTTCAGGACCAGTTGCACCAGCAAACGAATAAATTACTCTATCCCCATCAGAGTAATTATGTAGATTATCTAGAATAATACAATCATTTTGAGCGTCAACATTTGAAATTATATCGAATTCTGCAATAGGAGTGTCTATTTCACTGTTATTCAAAGAATACACTACGGAATCGCCGTTACTATAATTATGTGATGTGTTGAATGTTATAGTCTTTGAAATAGTATTCACATCAGTTTTAATATCAAAAGATTTAGAGACTTCTCCAAATTCACTTGAAATATTTAAATATTTTGGCTCATCGATTACAGTTCCTACTTCAGTTACTCTTGCTAAGAATGATGAATCTGTGATAATCTGATCATCTATAGAATAATTTATGCCGCCATCTAAGATATTCAAGGAAGAAATACAAGGACGAATTACAGCAATAGATTGTTCTGATCTAGTTTTAGCATAAGAATAAACTTTAATTTCTTCATCATTTTCAAAAGTACCATTAATTTCATTTAATCTTAGTTCCAATGTCAATCCGCCGCCAGCTGCCACATCAACAACAGATTGAATTGTTGCAGTTGCACCTGAATCAACACCAATAATCCTTTCGCCCAGATAAGATTCAGTGAATGATTCTTCGGTTTCTGAAGGATTTGATGGATTAACACGTATAACAAAATCTTCCGACCATTTTCCATCAGATACTCTGAGCATATCTGTTTTAGGATAATAGATTTCTACATCTGAATCGAATAGAATTCTGAACAAGAATTGAATTGATTTCTCTGCACCCTTTGAATTATAGAATTGTTTGATGAACTTAATGAATTTTCTAACATCAACTTCTCTCGATTCAACTAAGTTATCTGTCTCAAGATACAATTTATCAGGAATATTTGGAATTAATTCTCTTCTTAAAGATTGTATACATCTCTCAATAGTTTCATCAATATCTCTAGAATATTGTGCTGCAGTTACAGAAGCATTCAATCCACCAAAATCTGTTGTGGTTACAGTTTCTAAAACAGCTCCAGATCCTCCGCCACCAGTTATAACAGCTTTAGGTTCTTCTTCTTTAGTATATCCAGAGCCAGGATTTGTTATGACAATTTTCTTAACTGCACCAGAATCTAAAATTGGTGTAGCACCTGCTCCTGATGCGGAACCTGCTCTTGGATCAGTTATATATTGGCCAGAATTATTCTTTGTAGCGAAATATACAACAACGGATTCCGGTCCGCCTTCTGTTACATATTTTGAAGAAACATTAGCAAAAGAATAAACTCCTGTTGCTCCGGAATGCCATGGTCCTGCAGTAAATTTGTGGGTTTGATCAATTATTGTAGAAGATAGATTTATTAAACCAGTTGATCCAACAGATAAAGCACTTGTTCTATCATAATACATTTTAACAGAGGTTGGTGAAGCAACACCAACCCAATAAGTTTGATTGTCAGTTAAACCAATTATCCCTGTTGAATTAGATGGTCCTGTTGCTCCATTAAATGAATATATCACTTCATCGCCGCTGGATAGATTGTGTGAAGTACCAAAAGATATCACATCAGTCGAACCGTTAGCTGAAGTTGTTGAAAATGTTTTTGTAATTGAAGAAGAAGTTGTTGATTCAGTTACAGAATAAATCTTATTATTGAAACTAAATCTTTGTCCTTTTGTATATGATGTATTTCCAGCCCATTCAGATACAGGATTGTAACCAGATCCGCCTTCTATAACTTTAACAGCAATTATCTTTCCTTCTTCAGAATCTAAGAAGGAATAATAATGTTCCATTAATTCTAAGAAAAGAGGATATTCTTCTCTGATATATTGAGGAATCTGAGATTTGATGAAAAATTTCTTTTTATGAGGAATATGCATTTATTACTCTACTCTCATATTTATGTTCACATCAGTATCGACGATTGCTAGAATATTATTTCTAGCTGACGCAACTGTGTATTCAACAGGTTCTGCAACAACATCTAAAGTGTTGTCTGTATTGACAACAGATGATGGTTTTAAATTTGTTATCTTAACTAAACCTGTATTATAATCTATCGTCCCTGCATTAGTTTTAACAATAACTTTGTTGCCTGAATCTATTTTGTAAATTCTAATTAAACCAGTTGAATCATCTTCTAAGAAGAATTCGTCATTAGTAGCACCCAACGTGGAATCATTTAAAGCTCTAAATCCGGTAGCAGATCTGAATGTACTTGCTCTTAAAGTATTTTGAAAATCTATAGTGTATGTAGATGTAACATCGATATTTACATTGACATTTTTTCTTAATTTGATAAGAGTATAATTTGAGATAATTGAATTAGCAGTTTTATCGATTTCGTTTACGAATTTAGAATAAGAAAATCTAGTTCCAAATTTTATCAATTCTTCTGAATTATACGACATAATCTTATCTAAGATAAGTGATTTCAATTCGGCAGAAGTATATATCGTTCTTTTCGCATTATATAGAACGGAAGTATTTATCTGTATAAAAGTGTAATCTGCATCAACAATTTCCGGAATCACAGTCAATATATTCTTTGTTTCTAATATATTGGTTAATATTTCTTGTTTTACTGCATTTGTAATTCTAAAACCATTTTTAGGTTTGAATGATATGAATACTTTTCCGTAAATTGGTGGAATATTTTCTTGTCCTCCCCAAACTGAGATAGATTCCGCTTGAGGATAATCTCTTTCTAGAAAGAATTTGTAATCTTCCGCTGTTACTGCTCTTCCTTGAGTTGTAAAATTATTCAAAGCATTAATACGAATAGATTCTATCGATTCTTCAGAAGCTCCACCATATGTAGTCTCTATGTTATCGAAGACGATATCAGAAGAACCAAATGATTCTAATCCGATTCCTCTACCAGCACCTATAGTATCTGACAGAGTCAATTTAGATATTCCGTTTGCTTTATCGCCAGAAGAAGTTTGGAATGAAATAATGATAGTTCCTGATTCTGGCTTCATTCCAAGAACACCATCACCAAATTGTATTACATAATTTCTATTAGTAGATTCAAATAGATAAAAGATTTGTGATTCGGAATCTAAGATAGTTATATCTGAAACAAGATTATAAGTTTGTAGATCTCCAGAAGTTCCAGCTTCTTGATTATAAACTTCGATAGATTCTGTATCTATATTGAAATTATTGATATAAAACTTATCTACTGGATTTCCATCAGCATCTGTTGCGTTGTATTGTATGGATAATCTCGTTCCTTCACGCAATTCAACATCAGTAAAAGTATATCTATTTCCATCTGATATAGCTGATACTGCTTTTGTTGGTTGGAATATATAAGTCGTCCCATCAATATCACCGACAAATTTAATTGTTTTATCTAATGTTAAGGAACTATTAAGAGGATCTGTTGTTGGAATTCTAAAAGATATTTTTGTTTTTGACGACTTCTTAGATCTTGGCGCATAACCTAAATTCTTTGCAATAGAAACAACTGAAGATCTTAATTGAGCAGTGTCAATGAAATTTTCATTCATTGCCATATTAAGATATACTGCATTATAATGTGTATTATAAGCAAGTATATCCATAACAAGAGATAAACCAGATCCTTCGTAATTGTAATCAGTAAATGATGAATTATTCGCAATAAATGCAGCAATATTACCACGAATTGTTTCGAAATCTAATTCTGAAACTAAATTTACTGTTTTATTCGCCATGTTATCTGACTCTTTCTAAATTGACTCTTACTGATACCGGATCTTGAATATTCACAATATAGAAATAAATTTCTACATCAATGGAATTTAAATCTGAAGTTTCTTTTACATCTACTCTAATCAATTTTGCTCTTGGCTCAAAATTATTTATAACATCTTGAACAGAAGTCTCTATTATAATTGAAGTTTCTGATGTAATATTTTCAAAGAGAGAACCATATATTGCAGAACCTATTTCTGGATGAAATAATCGTTCAGAGAATTTCGTTAGAACAAGATGTTTAACAGATCTCTTTACAGCATCTATATCTGTTAAGGTGTATATATCTTTTGTTTTTGGATTTTTGGTGAAGGAAAGATCGATATCTTTGTATCTATTTTGGATAGTCGAAGCCATATTCGTATTTATTATGATAGAAATGGTAATGTTGGAATACTAGAAAGTGTATTGGAAGCTGTATTTAAAGTATCAATTGTTGTATTGATTGAAGCGTAAATTGTATAATATTCAGAATTTCTAGGATCTATTGCTGCTGGTAATTTAGGAATTTTCTTATCGCCTTTTCTTTTCTCATCAAATAGTTTATCTATTTTCTTGAAATTATTTGCAATAGCTTTGACATTATTTACTGTTGCTTCCATATTATTTGCTATATTAGCAACAGCAGCTGCAGTATTTGCAACATCATTAACTACATTTAATGCTGAATTCACATTTGTAATCACTCCAGTCGCATCAACTCCAAAAGAATTTATTGTACTTGCCAAAGAATTCATTGTAGATAATGAATTTGCAATACTCGCAGCATTATTATTAATATATTCGTTCATTTGATCGATAGAATCTTGCACTTCTGCTGTTGTATTATTTACAGTTATTCTTTGTTCATTCGAATCAACAACATCAACCCAATAATCAGAAGTTCTTGTCAATGATGCTGATTGAATCGTAAGTGTTGATGTGACATTATTTATAGCAAATAGTGATTGTTGAAAATTTGAAGGATTTAGATTTGTTGTTAGTGATTGTAATGTATTTGCTGTATTTTGTATTTGCGATACTTGTGATACTGAAGCAGTCAATGCAGAAGATAACTCATTAGAAACTAATCCTCTACGTTCTAATAAAGAAATTGAATCGAATGCAGCGGAACTAATTGATCTCCATGAAACGGGTCTATTGATGAATGGTGCAATTATATCTGCAATTTCTTGAGCCTGCGCAGCAGCATCTAGGATCTTCAACAATTTCGCATTATTGATTGGAAAAGAAAATGTTGGTAATTTCGGTAATGGCATATTTTTATGGATCGAAAGTTAACTTTATTGGGGGTAATGGATTTTCTTTTGGAAATTTTCTTGTAACAATCGGCGATTCTAAATTTATTCTTTTGAAAGATTTAAGATTGATTATATTTGTCAATGAAGTTAAATCTAATGACCCACCAGCAATTATTTTTGTTTCTAATTTTGAACCAACTGATGTAGAGATATCAGATTGAACTGTTGTATTAGTCGAACTATCAATTACTGTTTTAATTCCAGAAGAAATATTAGATTTAACTGATGAATACAAATAACAATTTGTTTGCGAAGTTATATTCATATTTAAGATAGAAGATAATCCCATAGATCGATTGGAAACTAAACTTATGTTTCCTTCTTTTGTAGTTGTAGTAAAATTTTTCTCTACTGTGGTATTCATACTTTCAGCACAATTCAATGTTATACTTCCACCAGATGTGAGATTAATATCTTTCTTTGCAGTTAGACTGATATTTTCTTCGCAAAATATCGTTGTATTTTTCTTTGCATGAATAGTCAATTTTTCATTCGCTTCTACGTTTATATCGTTTCCAGAGTATACATTGACTCTTCCTTCTGCAGTTATATTAACAGATCCTCTAACAAAGATATTATCATCATCTAAGATAATTGTATAATTCGTTCCATTGATCTTTGTTATCTTATGAGCTTTTCCTTCTTCTTCATAAACTTCATAGAAAGTTCCGCATGGGTGATATTCATGTATTCTTCTATGATCTTTAGTATCATCCCATTCTTTTACTATTCCACGTTCAGTTTGGAATACTTTATTAAATGGATATTTTGCTTTGTATGGTGGGTTTGGTTCTAACCATGCAGTATCTTGACCTTTTGGTCTAGGTTTACCATCGTTAGAAACTTCTTCAAGCGCAACTTTAATTGGTTTACCTTCATTAGCAAGCGAATTCTTTCTTATTTCGATTACTGTTTCTTCTATCTTTTCTGCTCTTGCTAATCTATTGGTATCAGATTCACCAATATAATCATCTTCAGGATAATGATTGAATGGATCAGAGAACCCAATGTTAGGTCGTGTTCTTTCTTGTGGAATACCGCCAATAGTTCCAAAAACTACAGGTTCTTGACAATTATCTCCATCTCTAAAGAAACCAACAACCCAAGTTCCTTCAACTGGTCCAACAGGAGTATCTCCAATTCCATTCATTGATGCAGAAGTTATGGGAAGAATCGGAAATGCCCAAGGTAAATCCTCTGTGGGAATTTTAGTTTTATCTTCTGTATGTAATCCAAGAATTCTCACACGAACCCGACCCAATTTCAATGGGTCGAATCTATCTTCAACAACTCCTTGAAACCAAACAAACCGATCATATCCTAAGAAACCATTAGCAATCATATTATCCGACCTGCTTTCTCAGTGTTTCTTTACAACATTCGATAGTCATATTATATTGCACTTTTGTTATCGTGTGTCTTATATGTGTTATGAGTAAATTACCTTTATAATACTCATCAAATTTAGTTTCACCACCAGGTTCTGGAGAAGGTAGATCGAAATAAACAACATCTCCAGACTCTAGAGTACAATCTCCTGGTAGAGTTATTCTAATCTTAAATAAATCAAGTGAAGCCAATCTATGTGTTCTTATAGAAGATATTCTTTCAGTAAAGTTTGGATTTTCTAATGTTCCTGTTGAATTATAAATGATTAAAGAATCTTTATAATCTTTAGAATCAAATCTTTTTCTTTTAGAATCATATACTCCAGAATACATTTTATTTTCTTCTAGATGATTTAATGAATCGAATTTATCTTCATAATTGAATACAGTTTTCGTCCATTTCTTATTAGTAATATCGTGTGTTAGAAGTGTATTATTAAACAACCCATTTGCATTATTTGTGATGGTATTAAATGAATTTACAACTTCATAATTGTATGCATTTGCATATTCGAAATTAGATCCTAGATTCTGATCTATATTTCCTGGTCGAAAATATATAATTTTTCTTGGGGCATATGTTAGCATATCATCTAATGAAAGAAACCAATATTTGCTGCTCGTTTGATCTGTGAATCTACTTAAAGTATAATTTTTTCTATCGGAAGATGTTTGTCCATCATTGTATAACGTCTGGAAGAAAAAGAAAGTTGGTTTGCCGTATGTTTCTGAAACTGCTCTCGAAGCCAACCAATTAATAGTCTTTAATGGAGTCCAATTAGGAATAATAACATTCGAAATACCAACTGTTTTTTCAATCTCATACGTTGTTTCTGTGTTAAAATCTAAGAATATTTTTTCGAGAATATTTGAGATAGTATTATTAGTAAACGATTTAGATATTCGAATATTTCTATCAAGAACAAATTCTTCTGATGTAAAGTGTATTTCGTATGATTGTGCACGCTCATTAATCATGGTTCTATTTTTAATATCAATTATTCTGCCAACAAACGTGAAGGATTTGGATCTCTTCTCACCAGAATCTTTATTCTTACTGATTGGTTTCTGAGAAGTATGCTCACCAACAGAAACTTGTATTACGATTATCTCATTTCCCATAATAGGAAGCGAGTTAGAACCAGATATTAAATTCAAAGCATCATCAACAGAAACCCATCCTGTTAGTGTTGGTGAATATATAGATTCAAATATATTGATTTCAGTGAAAATTGCGCTGATGTCAATCGTTCCTGTTTCCGAAATCAATGTTAATGATTTTATGTCAAAATTACCTGCTTGTATCTTTGCCATTTTATTGTGTTAGTGATCTAAATGTGTCTTCAAAAGTTTGAATGTAAGATGAATTGCAAACTAAGATATTTCTTTTTGCTTCATTGGTTTCAAATTCTATATCATAATTACTCTTAGGGTATTTCATAGTTCGACCATTTTCAGTTAATGGTCTTGAAGTTTGAGAATCTATATCAGTATATAGATAATTCACAAGAGGAACTTCAATGAAATATTCTGCATCTTCTAGAGGATCATCGGAATATCTATCATAAGCTTCTCTTATAAAATATTTGTGAGTAGTTTGTGCTGCTGAAATTGTTCCATATTCATCTACAATATATTGTTCAAATTCACCATAAGAAAGTGGAAAATCATAAAATCTATCTAATCTATTATTGATAATCATAATAGTCCAATAGTAATTTGGATTACCATATAATGAGTTGGAAATTGTTTCGATATTTTCGCCATCTTTTATAACATACTTGTAGTAGATGGATTTATCGTCAATGAGCGATTCTCTTCTAACAATTCTTACAGTGATATTTTTAAGAAGAAGATCGATGTTACCTGATGTGTCTAAGAAGTTTGGATATAGAACGTATGGAAATGGTGAGAAATATGACATATTTAATATTCTTCGTTCTGTTGTTCAAAATCGTCTTGTGTTAAAATTTCTGTTTCTTGAAAATCCATAACAAGTTCAATTTCTACTGGTGCTCCATCAGAATCTTTGAAAGTTACAAAATTTTTACCACCACCATAAGAAACTTGTAAATTTTTAAGAATACATTTCTTAGTTCTGAACAAATATGTGTTATTCTTACCAGAATTAAAAAATAATAATTCAAACTCTGATGGATATTTAAATAAAAAACTTCCTAATGTTAATTCTGGATGCATTGATGCTTTCAATGTTTTAATTATGTTCTTTATTGCTTCAGAATCAGATTTTTTCTTTGCTATCAAATTGTATGTGATTTTAAAATCTCTAAACTTAACACCATTCAATAGTAATTCTTGGTGTGGATTTATAGCTAAACCTGTTATGGCCGAAGACGCTTGACCTATTTCTTTAGTCGGAATACTTTTAAAAAACTTATCTAAACCTGATGCAATTACTGCTTTTGTTGAGTTCTTCCCTAAAACTTTGGATAAAGTATCAGCTACTGCACCAACACTTTTACCAATTAATGATGAACCCAAACCAGTTAGAGAAACGTCTTCATATGAGACCGAATAATTTGTTGCAATTGACAGCGGTGTTGGTAAAAAAATTGTTGTTTTAACTGAACTTGTTTGCGATTTACTTCTTATATTAGATGCTTCTGGCTGGCCTAAGAAAATATTATTCATTGGTAATCCATCAGCATTATACACACCAACTTGAGAAAAATCGATATTAGAAGCAGTTGTTTCATATATTTTTATGCACAATTGATTTGTACCAAATCTCTCTTGCATATTTGTAGGATAAGTAATTTTTTCCATACTCTTATTTATTGAATAGTTCTTTCTCTGTTAATACAAGAAAATTCATATCATATTTCTTAGCAAAGTCTTTTGCAGCATTCCATTTTGCTTGATTTATTACATAAGTGTGTACAGAAGATATATATGATTCTGTTATTCTCTTAGGTCTTTTTGGTTCAATAGTTTGATTATATGGTTTGACTTCAATCAAATATTTCTTCAATGATCCTTCTTTTGTTCTCGCTTTAAAATAGAAATCAACAAAATATCTATGCATCCTATTATCTATTGGAGATAGATAAGGCACAATAACCTCTTCCGATCCGTATTCTAAAATAGATTGATTGTGGTCTAGATACTTCAAAAATCTCAATTCCCAGGTAGATCTCCAGATAATATTGGATGAATCTCCTTTATATTTTTGTGGGTATTTTGGAGTGTATTTTCCCGAATATGCCATATTTGTATTTATTATAAATAATAAGATATGAAATCATTAAACGACTTCAAAGCGGATTTAGAAAAATTTGGAACAGTCAGACAATCTAGATTCGACATATTACTACCTAACGAAACTGTTAATCTATCATTTCGCTGCGAATCTTTAAATATTCCTGGAATACAAATTCTAACAACAGATTTTCATCTATATGGCGGCGAACCAATAGTTAAGATTCCAAATGGAAGAGCAAATGATGAAGTTCAAATGACTTTTTTGGTAATGTCCGATTTAAGAGATAAGTATTGGTTTGAAGAATGGTTACACAAAATCTCTAATTTTGAGAATAATAATGTAGAATATTATGATGATGTTGCTAAAGATATTTGGATTAATGTATATAATGAAACACCAAATCCTAAACCTACAGATGCATTGGTTACGCCATTAGGTGGATCTGCGCAAAGAGTGACATTCGAAGGACCAGACACACTAAAACAAGTGTATGTAGTAAAATTAACTAACGCAATTCCAACTAGAGTCGAAATGATTCAAGTATCTTGGGCGGATACTGATCAATTAATGAAATATACAGTTAATTTTTCATACGAATCATTAAAAATAGAATCTTATGCAAATAGAACAGGAAAAACTTTTCAACATTTAGATAAAGTACAAAAATAAGGATAAATTATGTTACCTAAATTATCGCATCCAAGTTATGAAGTGAAGATACCTTCTAACAAAAAGATTTATAAATTCAGACCATATACAGTTAAAGAACAAAAGTTTTTGCTTATGATGCAAGATTCCGATTCAATCGACGATTTAACTAGATGCATTACGGATCTCATAGAATCTTGTTCATTGACACCAATTTCTACTGATAAGTTGACTTATTTTGATATAGAATATTTGTTCTTGAAGATTCGTTCAAAATCAGTTGGTGAATCATCAACAGTCTCTTATAAATGCAATAATCAAATTGATGGCGAACTTTGTGATACTGTAAATGAATTGGAAATTTCATTGGATGACGTTGAAGTATCTTTCGAGAATTCTATTCCTGGAGAAATCAAATTAACTGAAGATATCTTTATTAAATTAAAATATCCAAACGCAAAATCTGCAAAAGCATTAGAACTATATAACGTAACAAAAGATATAGATTATCTAACAGAAGCCATCAATGAAGATTTGGAATCTATAATGGATTCCGAAAAAATTTATGACGATTTCACACAAGAAGAATTAAAAGAATTTCTAAATTCTTTAGATTTAACTGTATTCAAAAATATTCTTCAATATTATATCAATACACCAAAATTAACAAAAAATGTGCAATTTAAGTGTAGAAAATGTGATTACTCTGAAACAATTATTCTATCTGGTTTATCGGATTTTTTCGTATAGCAATTAATAATGATAATTTGATGAATTACTATATCAGTAATTTTACTATGGCACAATTCTATCACTATTCTCTTTCTGAACTTGACGATATGTATCCTTGGGAAAGAGAAGTATATTTGTCATTACTAAACAAACATATACAAGAAGAAAACGAGAGAAGAAAGAATGCCAAAAATTAGAAATACAAAAGATAAATTGAATAACTTGATGGATGTATTGGTCGCAAATTCAGAGCGCACCAATAAATCAATCGAATCAATATCAGAACAGATTTCTTCTCTCTCAGATCTTCTAGTTGCTGAAAGAACTCTTTCAACAAAACAATATCGTAAAGAATCTATATTAAAACAACGTTCCCTAAAATTAGAAACAGCAAATAAAGCATTTCAAGATGAGTTAGATGAAATAAAATCTAAAAGAAGACAAATACAATCTGAAATTAATTCTATTCTTGAAGAAGAAAGAAGAATACAAAAACAAGAAAGAAAAGCTGAACAAGAAAAATCGACTTATTATAGTAGAACAGCAAAAAGTGAATTTGAATCTGGCAATCTGATAAGTGGGTTGTTCTTATCATTTCTAGGAAGAAACGAAAAGACTGCAGAAGGAATTCAAGAAGAAAATAAACAAGCTGATAAAGAAGAAAGAGATCTAAGAAAGAAAAACCTAATCGATGAATTGACTGCTCTTAAAGAAGAAAGAAAACAGTTAAGAAATGATATTAAACGAGCATTCTCAGATGGTTTTGAACCACTAGTTAATTTAACTACATCAAAATCAGTTATTCAAGAAAATACTCAAACTCAAGATATGATCTATGAGATGAGAGATAAAACAAAAGAAGATAATTATAATAAACAAATTTTAGATAAAATTACAACTATAGATGATGATGTCACTAAGATTGAAAAATCGTTATTGGATCTCAATAAGAATATAAATACAACCACATCTAATTCTGGTATAGTAGATCTATTATCTTCTGCAAATCAACTCAAAAATTTACCAAGATTATTGAGACCATTAACACAAATATTAAGACCGCTTATGAATGTACTATCTCTTCCAGTTTTGGGTGGGATTGCTGGAGCAGTAGCATCATTCAGCGGTTTCTTTTCTTTATTAAATAAAGATCAAGATCTATACAATAAAAGAAAAGAAGAAGAACAGAAGTCAAAAGTAGAATCTGCAAAACAACAAACTGCAAGAGAAGATGCAATAATAAGAAGAGATGTAGATATAGAAATACAAGGAATAGAAGCTCGTGGAGCTACTATAACTCCAGATATTTTAGAATCTTATGCTAAGACATACGAACAGAAAGGAGAAAAAAAGAAAGCATTAGCATATAGAGAAAAAATCAAAGAATTAAAACCTAAAGAACAACAAATACTACCACCAACAGCTGAAGAAGCAACATATGACGCTGCTGATTATGATATGAAATTAGAGAAAGAATCAGAAGCAGTTATGGTTCAATCTCTTACTCCATCAACAGCAACTGTTGCAGAAAAAATATCCGAAGAATTACCGCTGTATAAGGCACCAGTACCAACTAAATTAGAACAACCAACAGTTCAACCCACAAAAACATTTGTAGCAAAAAAACAAAATGTTCCTACTAAATCTAGTATTTCAGCTCCAAAAGTTGGTGTAATTAAACCAAATATGGAAATTGGTATTATAGACAGAGCATTGGGTGCGATTGGATCTATTATTCCCACAAGCTTCGGAAGTTTAGGAACTCCTGCTATGGCAGCAACTACCATTCCACCAAAATATAAACCACAACCCATTATTCCTGTCAATAAAGAAGATAAGTTCGACTCATTAGTTAGAAAGTTTTCTATATCAGAATCACAAGGTAATACTGGAATAATAAATTCAATTGGAGCTGCAGGTAAATATCAATTCTTAGAATCTACTGCAATGGAACAAGTCAAAAAAATTGCTAAAGAAAGACCTGACATTGCTAAAAAATTCGAAGGAAAGACTTTTGCAAATTTACAGAATAATGAAGAATTTCAATCTCGTATTAAAAGAGGAGAAATCAAGAATGTATCTGAATTTATAAAAACAAATTATCCGGATAGTATATCCGCAACAGTTGCTTCATTATCGAATGAAGAGCAAGAAGCATTATATAAAAAATTCATACAACCTTTAATTGAAATAAAAGGAAAAGAAAATATAACATTCGGCGATATAAAGTCATATGGGTTTGCTTCTGGTAAATATCCAGAAGCATTAAAAAAAGGAAATATGAATCTACCAATGTATGATGTTAAGAAAAATGCGGAAACTTTTAAACAAAATAAAGAGTTCTTTAACTGGGATACAAATAAAGATGGAGTGTTAACTGCACAAGAATTGTATGATGCTACATCTAAGATGGAACCAAAAGTAAAACAGGTGGAAACTCAAACACCAAATATTGGTTCCAAAATATATTCTGCATCAGTTATGAATAAAGAATTGAATTCATCAATGAATAATGGGGCGACTATTATCGCCCCACAAACTAATATCGTAACAAACAATACTCAAACTGCTAATAAAAATGTAAGAGAAAAACCACAAGAACCTAATAACACTGCATTCTCATATATAGTCAATGCATTGACTTATTATGGTTTTAGATCTTAGAAGAAAGACTCTAAAGTAGAACCAACAGTTTGTACCTTTGGAGTCTTATCTCTTAGTCTTAATTCAGCATGACCAGTAGTCTTTCGTACATAATAAGTACAATAATTTGGATACTTCGCTGCTAAGAACTTAGCAGAGGTATCGATTCTTTCTGCTGTTCTTGTTTCCTGCATACCACCAGGTTCCTTGTAATAAGCAGATTCAACAGTGAGATAATTCACTCTAAGAACAATCCCATCATTGTCATAATACTTTAGAGTGCGTTCGAAGTCTTCCTTATCTTCAAGTTCTACCATAGCAACGTCAGAATGACGATTAATAGTTCCATAACAAGAACCAATGATATAATATAGACCTTCACCAATATTATCTTTCATGAAGAATGGATTAGAAGCAGCATAGATCCCCCAAATCCAAGATCCTTTTTCTTCACAAGTATTAAATGCCAGATCAATATACTTCAGAAAATCAGTAGTTTCTACTAAAGTCTTTTCGTCTTGTCTAAAATTAATAGCAACCAGATCGTCATCACACCAAACAATCTTCTGAAGGTGATCAAAGTATTTCACAATGAAGTTACGATTACCTGCAAGTGTAGGAACAGAATCAACAAAATTTGGAAGATATTCAGGATCAGACAAAACACAAGAAGCACTATATTCTTGTTTTTCTGATGGATCTGATAAGAAACAATAGATAGATGTAGGATCAACACCATTTCTCTTTAGAGTCTGAAGTGTTTTAGAAGCGAAAGCTTCAGCTCTTCTATATGATGGAACTGCGAAAACGATATTATTCATTCAATTTACTCCATTTCACTTTTTTATGTAGCGATTTACCAAATCCATTATATTGAATTATTAGATTAGGATTATTCCATTTTTCTTCTATATATTTAATATTATTCAATAAATTTTCTTCTTTCCTAATATTTAGATCATAACCACCAACTCCGTTATTTTTGTAATTGCCACGATTAATCATATGAAAGTTTACAAGAAATTTATTGAATTTCAATAGACCACCATATTTAATATGGTGCGCCACAACATAATCGAAATCTTCTATACAAGAAACATCGTTATCGAATCTAACATTATCTTGTGATTTATGTAAAATAAACTGACCGCTGATCATACCTTTCTTTGAAATAGAATCGTTGGCATAAAATGGATTTGTGTTAGAAGTTACTCCAGCGATATAATAAGGAGAAACAGATAATTGTGAATACATTTCGTCGATAATTTGAGACAAATGCATATCTTTGGATTTCTTCTTACCATTCACAATATCTAACACCTTAGAAGATATCCAATCATCATCCATTGTAACACAATATGTATTTCTATTAAAGGAGAAATCTAAAGCAGCATTCAACTGCTTCGATTTCATTGGAAGTGTTCCTTCAACAGGAATTACATTTTTTGCACCAGCTTCTTTATATGAATTTTCGCTTCCCTTTGGAACAAACCAAAAGTGTTCTACATCAGACAATACTTTTGACATTACAGGAACTGTAAAAGACCTATTTGCAGATTGAATCGTATATGTAATCATTAGATATCCAATACACCTGCTTTTCTACCATAAATCTTTTCTTCAATCTCGGCAGCAAATTCATGCAGACCATTATCTACTAGATATTTGTACCATTCTTCAGTATATTCCCATCCAGCTGATACACCATTCCATCTTTCATGCCAAAGAGGATGATTCTTATTCTTTCTTCTAGACTCGATGAAATTGTATCTAGTATCTTCATAAGTCTTAGACCTACAATCTGCCATTTTCTCACGCATATAACATACAATAGAAATTCTTTCATGTAAACCGGATTCTGAAGAGATTGGCGTGTTACCATGAATCTCATGAATATCCATAGCAAGAAAATCGCCAGGCTTCACTGAAACAGCTGCACGATATTCAGGGAAGATTAAATAACAACCATTCCAATCAACACCATTATAAGTTGTAGTTAGATTGCCAAATCCACCCTTGAAATCACCAGCATCTCTATGCGCCGCAGTACGATAATTCTTATTCACTGTTACAGTTGTATAAACAGATTCACCAATTCTGAAGGCTGGATCTAGATGAGACATAGCTTCTTTTTGAACTTCAAATCTTCCTGGAACCAATTCTCGGAATTGTTCAGAAACAGCTTCAATAAATGGAATTGCTTTTTCAAACTTCTCTTTATTATTAGCTGTATATGATGTTAGTCTACAATACGGTATCCTCGGATATTTGTCGTAGGAACCCGCAATACCAGAGAATACAGGATTAGCATAAGAAGTATCAGAGATCCAATCATTAATAATTTCTACTTCTTTCATACGTTCTTCATATGATAGAAGAGCAGTCTTATGAACCCAAGAATCAAAATCAAATCCTTCTGGTCTCTTAAGAGTTAACCAGACTCGACCTCGTGCAGAAACTTCTTCCGGATTCTTCTTGAATTTTTCATAAGCTTCAGCAATTGGATCTTCAGATGTAACTGTAGTCATAGAACCAGATAAGATATCAATCAATCTTTCTTGAAGAGCTGTAACCCAATCTCTTCTAGTAGATTTTTCAGTTCTAGGACCAGCAGCAATACCACGATTTTGAGATTCACCAGCAGCTTCTTTCAAACCTTCATAAGCCATCTGCACTAGCTCTGGTGGAAATACTCCTTTTCTAAATTTAAGAAGTAGATTATGTTCACCATTTTGGATAACATTTCCTTCTGCATCAATCGTATGTTCTAGAGGTTTGTATACATCACAATCTTCTTCAATCAACATATCATAATGATTATCGTCTAAAAAATGACCGAGAATTGATTCATCAGGATATTTCTTTTCTAAATAAATAGTTTTCATAAGAACCCTTTATATTATTATACCTTATATGTGTTGGTGTGGCAAGCTTGCCACACATATATTTAGACGGACGTTTCCCAAGCCATATTACAAATTACCCAATCAGTTACACAATTCTCTTTAGTTATAAGATGTTGTTTGTTTACAGCAATCATTCTAGAACACCAATAATCCCAATATTGAATAAGTATTTCACTTTCAGAAAGTGTTACAACTTCTGGAATCATCTGGTTATTCGCATCAATTGTATAATCAGCAAAAGACCAATATCTCATTCTGGAATTTTCCATTCTCCATCTTCTGTACGACACTTAATTATTTTGGCTTTCTTTTCTTCGCCATCTATCATGACTCTAATATCGAAATCTTTACATTCAATTTTGGAATTATCTTTATAAATCACTTCTTTAGATTTTGTACTTCTACCAATAACAAATCCCAAAACACCAACACCCAAACCTATTGCGGTTGCGGCACCTGCAGAAATACCAGGACCAGTATTGTAATAATTACGTGTGTATCTTCGATCCCTGATTGGCGTATAATGTCTTGAATTATAATGATAACGATAATGATTTCTATATCTAGAATGTACCCATCTATCTGCATATGATGGGATTGATATTAAAAATAATAGAATTAATTTAAGCGATAACAGAATCTTGTACATAATCCTTAATCTCTTCTTTCTTTAAGATCTTAACAGCAAAGATGTTCTCTAACAGAAAACTTCGATAAGCAGTCTTATTTAGATCAAAAGCAGAAAAGACATAGGCATTTGGTTTTCTAATCTTATCCGTCTTTCTTTCATACACAGGAATCATACTTGGATTTGTTGTGCAAGTCATGACTCGTGTCTCTCCATCTTTCTTAACGAAGGAGACGACACAAACATTTTCTAATAGAGACTTAGATAACCAATTTCGATATTCGATCATCTCTTCAACAGTTTTAAATGTCATCTATTTATTTTCCTTATCACCAAAATAACTTTTATGCTGTTCAATTACTTTTTGAATATTTAATGTATCGTTAGTATGATTTAGATGGATTAAAAGAATAATGTTATGAATTGCTTTATACAGATCTTTAACATTGTTTCCATCTTTCTTTCCATAACGTGCGAGATATTCAATTGCATTTGAAATATAGGACGATTCTCCGTGTCCGATTGCCATAATAAGATCATTTACTTGTATATCTTTACCGTTAACATAATGTAATTTATAAGTTGATTCAATATAATTCTCAACATCAATGATAATTTCTTTTTCATTGTATTTAAACATTTTAAAAATGAACGATTCCTTTCAGATGCGTACGCTCTTCCTTATAATTGAATTGCCAAGAACGAACTAAAGCAGGAATAGAATGAATAACTGCATTCTGTATCGCTTCTAGTTCAACGAACATCTTACCAAGCCAATAGAAGCTTGTATAATTAGTAGTCAATGCAACCACCACATGAACAATCAGAAACACCATAGTCAAACCAACAATCATATTCATAATAATAGTATCCTATACACCCCATAAATTGTCAACGTCTTCTTTTTGTTCTTCGGGTAAGATCGTCAACATTACTTTACAACTTCTGAACATATATCTAACCTTTTCTTCATGTAAGTGATAGATGCTATCCTTATCCTTGAATGCCATCACGTTTTTTGGTGAAACAATTACTCTCTTAATTCCAGACTGTATTATTCCACGACCACAATCTACACAAGGGAAATGAGATACATACATATCACAATCAAGTAGACTAACACCCATTCGTGCTGCGTTATATATAGCATTCCGTTCAGCATGTTCAATCCAATAATATTTCTCAGGTTTGGCCCACTTTTCTTTATCTTTGTCATTAAATTCTCTAGGAAATCCATTATATCCAGTTGTTCTAATCTCATGATCCGGTCCTACAATAATTGCAGAAGTCTTTGTAGTATCCTTGGATTTCAAGGATACTACATCTAACATATTTACGAAATATTGATCCCAAGTCATATTACTCCTAGAAAATAGGAATTGTTGTGAAATAAGACTTATCTCTATTAAATCTCAAACCAAATCCAGCTAATGCTGGTCTAGTGGTTTTAATCTTCACAGAACCAGTTTTTCCTTTTGTTAGAGGGAAAGCTACATCTAGAGTCAGAGCAGTTTGTCCCTTTGCAGGAAGAGTTACTTTATCGGTATGAACAACATTACCTAGATTATCATAAAAATTAAATCCTACTTCTTGTGGATAATTTAAATAATTCACTAGAGCAAGACCAGTTGAGAACGACCCATAATTATCATATGGCATGGTAAATGAATCACGGTTTGGAATTGAACTCGGAACAGTTCCTTCGAATACAGAATTTGAATATGTTGCTTGTGCAACAACACCAGAACCATATACAGTCTTAATATCCAAAGAACCTGTCTTCAGTGTAACTGTATCTGACATAACAACATCAGTAGATCCGTTTCCGGGAACAACCACAGAATATTCTGACATATAATTTCCATTAACAAAGAATGGCGAATTTGTTCCAGAAGGATCATAAAATTTCAAAGTAACTAAACTAATCCAATTAGATGTGTTAGTTAGTCTTACAGTTGTTGTCCATCCACCACCAGATGCGATATGTGGAATCGTAGGATCTGTTGAAGTAGTAAATGTTCTCGAATCGATTACTGTAAGATTAATACCAACAGAAACAGAAAGTGATGGAACATTTTGTGTAAACGAGACGGGAATACTGTATGTTCCTACAGATAAACCATTATTTACAATAGACATCTTTACAATCTGATTTGTTCCTGGTGGAAGAAAT